GGTTCATCAAATCTAATACCTTCTTCGTCTAATACATTTAACATATATCTTTTCTTGGCAGTCCAGATACCTTTATCTGCGATACACTCTCGTTTCATAACCATCTTTTGTTGAAATGCGTTTGTGTATTTTGCAAGTTGATTAAAACACTTATCAATAAAAGGTTCAAGTTTATTCTCTACAACTTTATTGATAAAGTTTATCTTCTGTTCTTTAGTTTTATCTTTACATACTTTCTCAACAAGTTTATCTAAACACAAATAGATACTATCGGTATCACTTGCAACAATATAATCTACCTTATCTTTTGTTTGTAATATATCGTTCATATATTTGTTTACTTGTTGTTCAATATACTGAATAATAAACTGCCCAGCAGTTGTAATCGCTGTTGCCTGGTGTACATTGTAAAATCTAAAATACTGATTACCGATTGCACCATAGGCACTATTCAATGATATTTTCTTTGCCCATTGTATATTATGACATCTACTAATTTCTTTTTCATACATTGGGTCTTTTGTTTTTTGATATTCTTTCTTCGCTTCAAACTCTAACTTCTTAAAATGCACTCGGTCATTATACATCTTTTCCATAAGTTTAGGTAAGAAGCCTTGACTATCTGTCTTAAACATAGCACCATTAGGCGTAATTGTACACCCCTCCGTTTCCAGATAGTCTAAAGGCGTCTTTTGTTGCAACATTTTATTAACACTAATACCTTGAGGTTTTACACCTATCATTTTTTCAGGCGATATATTATACTGCATAATCAAATGAGGATATAGTGAGTTAATATCAAATGAAACAATCCATTTGTGTTGACCAACTTGTGGCGTCTTAACATATGCGCCAGTATATTTCTCTTCTTTTACATTGTCTCCTCTAGGAGGTAAATGTATATTTTCTTTAAGAAGATGATTATAGATTAATGTATCCCATAGTCTTACTTCCGAAAAGACATCTTGGTAATTAATCTTTGCCTCGTAGGCCATTGTTAAGATAAGTTCAATTAATCTTAACTTATCTTCAAGTTGGTCAACTAGTTCAACATCTTTAATATTGTAATCAACAAAACTTTGAAAATCGTTTGTATACCATTCTCTAAATGTATCATAAGGGTTACTATCTTTACCATCACTACCTAATTCTACTTTTGCGATATAGTCTAGTTTATAACTTTCTTGTCTAACAGGTATAAACTTTTTATATAAGTCAAGGTAATCTAACATTGTAATACCTTTTATATCATAAGCAGTTTGACTACGACCTCTTACGGTTATTTGTTCTTGTTCTATCAGACCCCAAGGTGATAATTTGTTAATCACTTTGTCGCCGACTAGATATTTAATTCTATTACATAGATAAGGTAAGTCAAAGAATTTTGTATTCCAACCTGTAATAATATCAGGATAGTTTTTAGTCCAGAATTTAAAAAACTCCATCAACAATTGTTTTTCTGATTGACACTCAATATAGGTTACATCTGGACGCTTTGTAAAGAATGGTTTAGTTCCCCAAGTGATGATATTCTTATTTGATTGATTTTTGATAGTAAGACATAAAATCTCTTCAATAGGATTTTCAACATCAGGGAAACCTTTTTCAGCGGTTACCTCTATATCTAATGTGAATATCTTAATTAAGTTTTTATCAAACTGGACATCACTTGGGTAGTTCTTTGCGATATACTGGAAATGATATCTGTCGTTTCCGTATAAGGGAGCAGAAGAATTAGTATAATTTCTTTTGAAGTCTCGGCACTTGTATATACTATCAAATGTGATAGGTTTTAAATATTGACCTTGTAATGTTTTATGATTAGTTTTGTTTTGTGTGATTGCATAAAGAGTAGGTCTAAAGTTTACCTTCTCTTTAAATTCTTCGCCTTCGTGTATACCTCTAACTAAAAGGTTGCCTTTATATTCTATAACATCTTTATAAAAACTATACATTATTATAATCTCTCAAATACACTTTTAATCCATTATGTTGTTTTCTTAAAACAACTTGACAACCTAACCTTGAATACATACGGTCATATTCAGGTTGTTGTTCTAATATTTCATTTTCTAAACTATTGTAATCTACAATTCCAACTTTGTCAATATCCTCTTTGATATTAATATGACAAGTACCACAAGATTGATTACCACCACAATCGCCTGGCACTTCATCAATAGTAGGTTCTGCATACACACGAGCAGCATCCATTAATGTCATACCTATCGGTACTCTAACATCTTGCACTTGACCGTCTTTTTTAATAAAATGAATAGTTAGAGTTTCTTTATACTCTATACCACTCATTATGTTATTAATTGAGGTCCTGTTTTCTGAATTATTTTGCTTACGCTTTGATTATAACTAGCAAGTAAATCTTGTTTAGGTTCAACGACTACTAGTATATGTTTCTCATCAAAACTAATATCGTCTGTTTCTGCATATGGTATATATGTGAACATACCAAACTTGATTGCTTCGCCAGGTTTAGGTTGAGAAGTTGGGTAAATTATGTAAGGTTTCTTAATATTTACAATACCAGAACCTTCTTGTACTTCACCAATCAAATCTTCACCAGTTGTTAATCTTACTATCTTTATATTTTTTTTCATAATATCTCCATACTATCATTATTTTTTCTTTTTGTCAATAGGTGGTAACCTTCTACTTAACACAAAAGTCCTGTTAGGATTAACAGACGCATTGAACATACGGATAACTTCTCTATTAAGTAATACATCGGACCTCGCCCTAGGTCTTTGGTCTAGTCCAAATTCTATATCTTTATATGTGAAACCATTAAAGGTTAAATCTAATAAAACGGTAGTTCTAATTTCAGATGGTTCTTGTCCTTCTGCGTTTGCTCTAAACACTCTGGACTCCCCGTACTTCGGTGCCGAATATCTTTTGCCATCATAAGTCCAACTTACCGTTTTACCACTTATCTTAATATCTTCAGCGTGCATAGAACAAGCGTGAGCACCATTACCTGTATCCATCTTCGCTCTAATCTTACCTATCTTACCTACTTCAATAGTTTCTAACCAACCAACTTCTAATAGTGATTGTCTATCCCAATTAGTTCTATCTATTACATACTTAACAAAGTTTTTAACTAATTGTTTACCTGATATTGCACCCCCAGGTGTAGGTCCTTGTAAATCTTTATATAGATAACCTTCGTAATCTGCACCAGTACCTGGCGAACCATTTACTTCTAATAGATAATGTTTACCATCGTGGATTATATGGTCAACTCCTACTAGATATGCTTTACTTACTCTACTTGCTTTTAAAATTAATTCTATCTCTTCATCACTTAATTTATAAGGTACTGCTTCTGCACCTCTATGAGTATTTGTTCTAAAGTCAAATGATGATTGTATTCTTTTTGTACTTGCAAATATCTTATTATCTACCACGAAAGTTCTAACATCAAACTTAACAGGCATAAATTCTTGTATCAACAATTCAGCACCGTGTTTCCATAATGCCTGAATAGTAGATACTAGGGACTCATAACTATCAACTTTTACAACACCAATACCTTGCGTTCCTGTTAGAGTTTTTAAGACAACTGGAAACTTATTACCTATTAGTTTCATTGCGTCATCTATATTCTTCTCGTTTGAAACGAAAGCAGTTCTAGGTGTAGGTATACCAAACTTCTCAAACAATAGTGCTGTAGTTAATTTGTTATTACAAGTTTGCATTGCAGCTCTTGTATTACACATAAACGCACCAGAATTTTGAAAAGCAGATAAGATAGACATACCACTCTCATCTTCTACTGAACCTGCTCTGGTTACACAAACGGTATCTTTACCTATAAAAGTATGTTCGGTATCTTTACCATCATAATTATAGATTGTTAAAGTATTCTTCTCTTCGTCTTTACCTGTAATAATGGCGTGTCTAGTTTCAATCACAACACACTTAATACCTATCTCTTCGCAAGTATCGTTAATAAGTTTTACGGTAAGTTCTTTATCTTCTTTACCACCAACTTTTCTCTTCTTTAAGTTAGGATTAGTTTTGGTTACAACGGCAATCGTAATTGGTTTGCCTTCTCGTTCAACCTTTTCTGTTATGAAATCTTTAAACTTTGGTACTTGCATCCGAGGTCTCTTCCTTTTTGTCTTCTAGTTTCTTACCAATGTTATATTTAGCACTCAAATTCCATTCTTTCTTTTCTTTAAAAGGTAATACTTTTATCTGACTTAAAGGTGCCTTATCTTCGGCTGCCTCTTTCTTAACTACTGATATTAAGTTCCAATCTTGTAGTAGTACGGCGATTGTATTTCTTCTTTGAATATCGTTTTGAGTTAATGTTGCTTTCTTACCATCTAAAGCAAATAGTTCTTTGAAGTGTACAATGAAGTATTTACCTTGTTTATGAAGTATATGGCAAGATTGAAATAGGGTTTTGTCTTTACGACTAGCAACACCTATTCTAGTTAATGTCTCTCTTACTTTTAAAAAATCGTCAGGTTGCTTGATTGTTACCTCTAGCATATCCTCTGGCGACCAATTAACGCTATCTGTCATTTTCTTTTTCTCCCACCCTTTTGCAAGGATTTTTTTATAAGTTCAATTTGTTGTTTAGTCAATATGCTGAGAGCGGTCTTTGCTTTTTCATTACTATAACCATAATACTCTTTTACATACTCTAAATTTGAAAGTTTTTCAACTTTTGCCCAACGAGCAAATCGCTTTTTCTTTCTTACAATATTTAGTAAAAATTGATATTGTACTTTGTTTGGGAGAAAATGATAACCATTCATTTCGTTTGCAATGGGTAGGGTATCATTGTGGTAAGATAGACAACGATTAACAATAAACGCAGGATATTT